CTAATCTAACTAAAGAGCAAGCAAAAAAACTTAAATTATTAGACGAAGACGGAGAATATATCACTTCTACTTTAGGTTCTAAAGTACTGGAACCTTCTAATACTAGACCTGCATCAGATCAGTTAAAGTTAACTCTAGGTGCCGACCTAGGAGTAGATGTAAATCTTAAAGGAGCAAAAGATATAGACTCAATCTTAAAAATAAAAGAAAACGCTATAAAAGAGAAAGTCTCTTCTGGTGATGCATATAGGTTACTACCTCCTGGTCAGTTTAAACTACCTACCGGTGAGACTCAAGATATAACAGGAAAGGAGTTCGCTATACTAACCCAAGAAGGATTAGACGAAGAAGGTCTTCCGATATTCGACTTAAAGTACAAATCACCTGACTCTCTTAAGCCTGGAGGACTAACAGGTAAAGCACAAGCTCTAGCAGAATTAGATACAGCACTTAAAGAACTATCAGATAGACTTAATGCACCTTCACTCTCAGATGAAAATGCAAGTCAAGATGCAGATGCCGCTTTAAATATAGCATCAGATACATTGCTTGAGATACAGAAAGCATTAACCGACTTGTCTAAAGACCTAGTTACAAGTGAAGCAGCAGCATTGGAAGACCCAGAGCTGTTCTACAAAGGATATTTATTAAAGATTATAAAGGACCCTTCATCGCCTAAGTTAGCACCGAAGCATTTTGCTGTAGGGATAAAAGATGGAAAACAACAAATAAAAGGACCTTCGTCTTTTAGTTCTTCAAAAGAAGTACTTTTAGATGAAATAAAGTTCAGAATTGATAATCAACTTTCTTAATTTAACTATTTATATATATGAAACTCGATCAACTACGCAAAATTATACGTGAAGAAGTAAGAGCAGCTGTTAAGGAGGAGTTACAAGAAGTAATGAATGAAGCGGTAAAGCACGCTTCTACTCCACAGCCACAAGTACAGAAGTTTAACGAATACAAACCCGTTAAGCAGAAAGACTTAAAGAGATCTTGGTCAACAGGGAAAATGAATCAAGGAACGGTACCATTAGAAGAGATGATGAAACAGACAGCATCTACAATGACAAGAGAAGACTATAACGGTCTAATGGGAAATTCCGGAGCAACAGCACCTAACCTTGCCTCCTCTATGGCTTCAAACATGGGTATGACCTCAACAGGTCAACAACCCGGTATAGACATATCTAAACTTGACTTTGTTAAATCAGCAAAGAGCATCTTAGATAAGTCACTTGAAAAAGATAAAATTAGAGGATTATAATGGCATTTGAAGTAAAAAAAATTAACCCGATAGATTTACAGCCCAGAAAAGCAGTTGGAGTACAACTACCTTTTTCTGCTAAATCTGTCTTTACTTCTAACTACCAAACTAAAGACTCTATAAAGAATAACCTTATTAACTTTTTTTTAACCAATAGAGGAGAAAGATACTTAAATCCTACTTTTGGTTCAACTATAAGAGAAAAGCTATTCGAAAATATAAACAGTGACCTCGAAGGAGAAATAGAGGGTATCGTCGACCAAGCACTAGATACTTACTTCCCTAACGTAATAGCTAAGGAAATGAGAATAAGCTCTGACGAAGATAACAATTTGATTCAGTTCTATTTATCATATGAGATATCTAATACTAATATCAAAGACGAGCTGTTAATTAATATAGAGCAATAATGGCAGAAACTAGAGACATAAGATACATTAATAGAAACTTTGACGACTTTAAGTCGCAGTTAGTTGAGTATGCAAAGGCATACTTTCCTGATGCATATAACGATTTTGGTCCCTCTTCTCCTGGTATGATGTTTATTGAAATGGCATCTTACGTAGGAGACGTCTTATCTTTCTACCAAGATAATCAGCTACAAGAAACATTTTTACAGCACGCTAAAAACCCGGCTAATCTATATGCACTAGCATATATGATGGGATATAAACCTAAAGTAACAACAGTAGCAGAAGCAGAACTAGAAGTAACTCAACTTGTAGACGCTATAGGGCCTGAATTTAAACCTGACTTTAATCAAGCAATTACAGTTGCCGAGAATAGTACTTTAAAGTCTACTGCTCAAGGACAACAGGTATTTTTACTGCAAGATAAGGTAGACTTTAATTTTTCTAGTTCTTATGATCCTACTGAGATAACTGTAGCTTCTCTTACTAATAATGAACCTTCAGAATTTCAATTAAAGAAAAAAGTAAAAGCATTCTCTGGTAAAATAAAAACCGTATCAGAAACGTACACTACATCTAATAAATTTGCTACACTTAATATTACAGATACAGATATTATAGGAGTATTAGACATAACTGATAGCGACGGTAATATATGGTACGAAGTTCCTTTCTTAGGTCAAGATACTATTTTTGCACCAGAAGTAAATACTGGAATAGAAAAATCCCAAGCTCCTAATTTAATGAAACTAAAGAAAGTAGCTAGACGTTTTGTTACTAGGTTTACATCTAAAGGAGTACTACAAGTACAATTCGGAGCCGGAATAAGCTCAGAAGATGATTCAGAATTTTTACCTGATCCTACTTCTATTGGGTACGGTACTAGACAAGGTACTAATAGATTAGACTTTGCATATGACCCGTCAAACTTTTTATTCTCTAAAACATACGGTCTAGCACCTTCAAACACCACCTTAACAGTAAGGTATATGGTAGGCGGCGGAGTAGTCGCAAATGCACCAGCAAATAGTATTACAACTATCGACGCTATCACTACTACAGCCAGTGATTCTTCTAAAGTAGCGTCTCTCTCCTTTAATAATCCTGCACCTGCATTAGGCGGTAGAGATGGAGATTCAATACAGGAGATTAGAGAAAACTCATTGAGATCCTTTGCTGAACAGCAAAGAGCAGTAACACTTCAAGACTATACAGTTCGTTCACTTTCTTTACCTCCTATGTTTGGAAGTATAGCTAAAGTATACGTTACTCAAGATAGCTCAACAAGAAGCACAGAGACTGTCTTAAGTGATAATAGACTTGCTTTATCTCTCTACGTACTAGCATTTAATAATGAAGGTCAACTAGTTACAGCAAGTAGAACATTAAAAAATAACTTAAAAACGTACTTATCTCAATTTATGATGCTGACAGATGCAGTAGATATAAAAGATGCGTTTGTAGTAAATGTTGGAGTAAAGTTTGAAGTAGTCTCTCTACCCAACTACCAATCACGAGATGTACTTCTTAATTGCACTGAAAAATTAAAAGAAGCATTAGGAAGAGACAAGCTAACAATTAACCAGCCTATTAACCTATCTAATTTATATACAATTTTAGATAGAGTAAAAGGTGTACAAACAGTTAAGAATATAAGCATAACAAACAAAGCCGGTAAGAAATATTCTGAATACGGATACGATATATCTGGAGCAACTAAAGATAATGTTGTCTATCCTTCTTTCGACCCTTGCTGCTTTGAAGTAAAATTCCCTAATCAAGATATTGAAGGGAGAGTAACAACATTATAATATGGCAGTATATAGAATTTACCCAGAAAAAGATACAACCATTTGGTCTAAACCAACTGCCGCTAACCTGTATGCGAATGCAGGTAAAGATGAAATATTGGAAATTCGTTCATACCCTGATGACGATGGAATAGGACGCTCTAGCCGGATACTAATTAAGTTTAAAGATCGAGAAATAAACAGTGCATTAAGCACAAAAGTATCCGGCCCCTATTCTGCTTCTCTTCATATGTACTTAGCATATGCATCTGAGATTCCAAAAGAATATACTATTGACGCTTTAGCTATCTCTCAATCTTGGGAAAACGGAGTAGGTAAATTAGAAGATAATCCCGTTAATAGATCAGGAGTAAGTTGGAAGTATAGAACAGCAAACGAATCCAATGCTTGGAATAACATTGGAGGAGACTTTATTACAGGTTCGTATGAAGGGTCTGCTACACATGGAGTAGATTCTAATCACGATCTTACTATAGATGTGACTTCCTATATTGATGCCTTTAGTAGTGGCTCAATCGAAAACCACGGTCAAGCAATAAAACTACAAGATAGTTTAGAGTTTGAAAACACATCTTCAATATCGTTACAATATTTTGGAGTAGATACTAATACAGTCTTTCCTCCCTATCTGGAATTTCAATGGAATGACTCTTCGTATAGTAGCTCATTATCTGAACTAACGACAGACATAGCAACCATTAGTATAAAGAACCAAAAAGAAAAGTATGTAGATTCAGACAAAGCTAGATTTAGAATCTCAGCTAGACCTAAATACCCAACAAGAACCTTTAGTACAGGTTCAATCTACCTTACTGAATATAAATTACCTCAAAATACATATTGGGCTATTAAAGATGAATACAGCGATGAAATGATTATAGACTTTGACGAAATTTACACTAAAGTAAGCGCTGATAACACTAGTAGCTATTTTGACGTTTACATGGATAGCTTACAACCAGAAAGGTACTACAGAATTCTTCTGAAAACTACTCTTAATGGCAGCAATACTGTAATAGATCAAAGAAACGTATTTAAGGTAGTTAGAAATGGGTAAGAATATACAAATAAAAAAAACGGTATATCAAAAAGATGACTATAATAAAGTTATCGATAGAAGCTTTAGTAGCTTCAAACAAGAGGTACCTGAAGCAGTCGAAAAGACAGTAGAACAGTTCTTTGCAGACTACGAAGAGCTTTACCTCGAAATACCCGTTCAAGGGGAAGAACAATCTCATGAATACCTTTCTTTAAGAAGTGGAGAATTAATATCAGTAAATGAAATAGAATCTGATATTCAACCACTATTAGATGAAATTGCAGAGCTAAGACAACAATTGCTTGATGCTCAAAACGAAATATTAGATCAAAGATTAGAAATAGCAAATTTAATAGCAGCTCAAACAGGTGAAGGAAGTTAATTACATAGTAACTAAAGCCGCAATAGATGGTTCATCCTTAAAAGAAAAGGATGCAATCCTTGTTGGACCTTTCTCTGTAAATAATACTTTTGATTCTACTCAAGACTTTATAGACCTACATATCTACTCTTTAGAAGGTAAGTTATTAAAATCTCAACTTAATTATAAAAACAGTAGCCAAACCGGTCTTTCTGCCGGAGCAGGAAAAGAAGGAGCTTCTAACCTCTCTATTGAACCTTTCCAAGATGCTATTGCAAACGGGTTTCAAAACGGAGACGTAAGGTTAACCTATAACTTCTTTACAGACCTACTACATTTAAGAAAAACACCTCCTAGATTCTTTATTGAAAATATATCAGGAGATAGAACAGAAATACAGTTACTTACACTTGAAGCAACAGATGAGGAACTAACACAATCAGTTGCTGAAGTAAGATCTAAGTTAGAAAACCAATCTTTCTTTTCAGAGTTCAAAGTCTCTTTCGGTAATAATGAGATTAGCACAGGTATCAATATTGATCTTGTAGAATTAAAAAAAGGACAATCAGTAATAGTAAAACTACTTGAACCTCTTCCTAATAAGTTTGGTAAGAAAGATATATGTAACCTATTAGAAATTGTATCTGATAGCTCTTCTTTTAATATCGAACTTAAACAAGTTGAAGAAGTTGTTACTGTACCATTTCTTAAAGGACCTAATTTTAACATAGAAGAAGAAAGCGATAAAAGTAACCCAACAGAATTCTTTAATTTTGATGAATTATTTAGTTACCCAGTCACAGGTTCGTATTACCAACTATACTCTTTATTTAATGAAAAAGGAGCACAGATAAGTGTTGATCATTCTGATTATGGAGAGTTTATACATTTTTCTTCTGCAGAGGAAAGACTACGTAACTTTAAATATAAGTTAGATTTAATTGATAGTTACGAAACTGATAGAGATGCAGTTGTAGCTACAAACTATACTAAGCTAGGAGCATCCGGTAGTAAAAGTTATTATAATGGGCTGATAAAAGGTATCGTAGATAACTTCGATCATTATGATAGATTTTTATATTACGAAAGCGGTTCAAACTCCTGGCCTAAAACTAACAATTCTTCTCCTTACTACAATCAAAAAAGTAATACAACCGAAGCACAAAGCTGGTTTACTAATCAACTTGTATCTGCTTCTAATTTTGATATTACTAACTACGACGTATTAACCAACGCAGTACCTACTTACTTAAGAGAAGACAAAGAGAACGAACCTCTTATAATGTTTGTGCATATGTTAGCACAACATTTCGATAACTTATGGATATACTTTAAAGCAGTATCTAATAAGTACGATGCAGATAACAGATTAGATTTCGGTATATCAAAAGACTTAGTTAGATCAGCTATAGAAAGTTTTGGTATAAATGTATACAATAGCAATAAGAATTTAGAGAACTTATTTGCCTCTTTTAACGGAGAAGATTATACAGCAGGTAATACTAAAGAAGTTATTAACCACTTTATGCAGATTACATCTGGTAGTGGATTAGAACATTTACAGCCTATGCCGGCTGATAGTTACCAAAAGGAAGTATATAAGAGAATATACCACAACATTCCTCTACTTACTAAAGCAAAAGGTACCCATAGGGGGTTAAGAGCACTTATTAACTGCTTCGGTATACCAGACAATCTCTTAACTATAAAACAGTTTGGTGGAACAGCTATTGACGGTAATAGACATTTTTCTACACAACAAGCCGTTACTAGCTCTCTCGATAAAATTAGATTAGATAACTCAGGCAGTATAGTCTCCGGTAGTACTCTTTCACTTTATAGTTCTGTAGTAGATCAGGTATATAAATACTCTGACGACATACATACAGTTGAAGTAGGGTTTGATATTTCGGATACTACCAATGACCTAATTCAAGCAAGAGTAAGCGGTAGCTTTGATTATGATGACTACATTGGGGATCCAAGAGATTCTTTTGCTCCAAACTATCATATATTAGATGAGTTAGCAGAAAAAATCTTTACCGACGAACAAGAAGGTAGTATCTATAACTATTGGAACGGAGTACAGAAATTATGGACTGATGCTAACTGGGACTGGAATGCAACACCTTTTGAAGCTTTCAGACAAACAGGTGACTTCATAAGACTTATTAAGTTTTTTGACAACTCTATCTTTAGAACGATTAAAGACTTTATACCAGCCCGTTCTAATGTTAATACCGGGGTTATAATAAAACCACACTTACTTAACAGAAGTAAAGCAAAACAGGTAGAGGTATCGTTTGAAAATAAAATATATACAGGCAGTATAAATATAGATCCAGTTACTGGTTCTTCTGGAGGTTCATTTGACATGACTCCTCTTAAACCGTTTACTACTAATTACTCCGGTAGTGTAATATCTCCTCTAGGATTTGTACCTAGACACGTAACAGATGAGTCACCGAGATATACCGGAGAGTTTAGCGGATCTCTTCTTATAGCTTCTGATGGAGAGTTAAATGCAAAGAACCCATTTAAATCTCAAGCACAACCTATTGCTCAATTTTCATTAAGAGCATTTAACTTCTCATTACCGATACCGTTATCGTGTGATGTTATACTGACCGTAACTAAAGTAGGAGAGTTCTTTAGATTCACCCCAGTAGGACCAGGAGTTGTAGGAATCACTTACCCTATAACGGTTGCTAATAGCAGTACAACGATAAGCAGTTCTATAGATTATGACTTTTATCAGTTCTTAACTGTTAACGCTACACCTACATATCCTTATTATTTTGAAGGCTGGTACGATGGAGGATCAGAAACAGACACGTTAATTCAAACATCTTCTGTTCTAACTATTTATGAAGATACTAATACAGCTATAGATCATTATTTTGCTCACTTTAGTACAGAAGCAGCAGATAGACAGGTATATTCATTTACTACTAACTACACAGACGGTACAGCAGATGGAACGACAAGAGAAGGTAATTACGGAATATTTGACTCTGTAAAACTAAACTACCCAGAAGTAGTCACTACAACAGGTAGCTTCCAGTATACACAAAATTGGAACCTATATAGCTCGCTTGCTGTAGAAGCTGTAGACGGTTATAACACATACCCTTTTGTAGGATGGTATAACTCGTCTAACGTACTACTTTCTACCGGCAGTATACTTACTGTTACTTCTGGTTCATTTGGTGGTATAACTGCATTTTATGCTAGGTATGAAATATAAAATAAGAAAATAAAAAATGACTGAATTAGAGTTCAAAAATACTAACCCAACTTCCTATGAAGAAGGAAATGCCAATCTACTTTACAGTAGTAGTATTGGTACAGGGTCGTTTGAACTACCGGAAGGCAAGTACGGAGCATCTGGGAGTTTTTCCTACGATCAAATACTGGATAATCCAAGAGAGTACTATTTGGCTGATGCATTATTTCCGCCCTATAAGGTGCTAGGATTAACTATACCTTTCAATAGTGATAACAATGTATCTTTAGAACAAACATTATCGGAAGTTACACGTATTAAACTTACAGTTGGTAATGCTCCTGTAACCCTAGTAGTAAATCAGATTTCGAAACAATCAGGTTACTTTTATATAAGAACTAATCCTAAGAATATAATGAGTCTACCTACCGGGTTAGACCAATCAGGTACTCCTTTAGATGTATCTGTAGAATTTATATTCTCTCCATATCTAGCATCAAAATTTAGTAATAGTGACTTTAACGCTCTAATTAACAATGCATCTACAAACAAAGTTAGTAATGTAGCAATGGTAGTTGACAGAGCATCAGATCAATTAACTCCTACTAACCTTGACGCTGTAATAACTAAAACAGCAACTAATGCATCCGTACAGTATAGTAATTATACCACAACCGGTTGGACAAACGCTAGATACTATGGAACTAATTTAGACAGTGGGAGTATAATCGGAGATGATCCTGCTCTTACACTTAAAGCGTTTAAAGGTTCAATCCACCCATTAGATTCCGATAATAATACTTTATTAGAAGCGGTGGAACAAGATTCAACTGATATATACTTTAGTGTAGATAGGAAACCAACATCTCTTATTCAACCCGGTAGTGCATTTATATCAGCAAGTTCTTTCCCAGATGCAAGTGGATCTTATAATCCAAGAGGAAGTATTCTTTACGAAGCAAGAGGAAATAGATTCGTAAGGGTAGTTGAGAAAAAGATACTTGCTACAGATGAATCAACAATATACACAACAAACGAATTCGGAAATATAATTTTCAGGACCGGGAGTTCTTAATAAAAGATATATATTAGATATTTATATAAAACACAATAACACAAAATGGGATATTTAGACAATTCGATTGTGACAGTGGACGCAATCTTAACAAAAAAAGGAAGAGAGCTGTTAGCTAGAGGGGA